TTTTTTTTCAATCGGAATGTATAACAATTAAAACATAAACAACATGAACGTATATGACTTTGCGCCTGACTTAGATTTGAGTAAGGAGGGAGAAGGTTCTATTTTTGGGGTGAAAGGAATAGAAGGTAGTGATGGAATAGAATACGCTAAGGTAGTTAGCTGTGTAGAAGTTAAGGATTACAGTTGTGATAGGTGTATTTTTTTATGATTGTTATAAGGATAAATGTTTATTATCGCGTAGTGATAGTTGTGTAGATGGAGATTGGCTTTGTAGGTACGAACAGGCTGCCATAGAGGGGGAGTAGGCGGCGCCTTGGGCTAAGGCCTGCGGTTGTAGGTGGAACGTAGGTCGGAGCAGAGCCGGAACATTTTATTGTGGAACTAAAAAAAATAAAAAGGAGGAGATAGCGATATGAAAAAGACATTTAAGATATTTTCTATTATGTTTGTCATAGAAATAGTGCTGATAGCTATTTTAGATGCTATGGCGTAAGTGAGAAAAATTTCTTCATTAATTTTCTTATGCTTTAGACAGAGTGCTCCCGTCTGCGAAGATCGGAGCACTTGCTTTATGGGATTCATGGTGCGGTAGGTCGGTTCGATTCCGGCGATCTCACACAACATTAAAAACAAAGGAGGAAAGAAAATGAAAGATAGCATTACATTACATCCGGAACATGGATTGAATCCGTCTATAGAAGTCTGCATGATATGTGGCGAAGAGATGGGGATTGCTTTATTAGGAAATAATATCAAAGGTCAGGCGCCGCATCATATATGCACGGGCGGAGTATGTGACGATTGCAAAAAGATAATAGATGACGGAGGCTGTTTTATTATCGAAGTCGAGGATGGATCAGATCAAAAGAATCCGTATCGTACAGGGAGATATTGCGCGATAAAGAAAGAGGCGGCAAAGAAAATACTTGGACAGGAGCATAGTGTTGTGTACATGGAAAAGTCTGCATACAGTCAAATAATACCACAAAAATAAAGAAGAATATGTTTACAAAAGAAGAGCGATTATTCATTTGGAAAAAGGTATATGAGATGATTGATAGGTCAGAGGATGGGGAATACATATGTGTTGCATTAAGAAATATAGTGTTTATGTATTTCAAAACACATAAAAATATCTATAAGTTTCGTTCAGACGAAATGGTGAGAATATATTTCCCGGAATTGGAGGAGAAGATAAGTATGGCCACAGAACCAGAGGAAACAAGAACGTTTTATGGGTGGTTTGGTTGTATTAGTCCAGAAACGAAGGAGGTAAGGCTGAATATTGTGAAAGATATTATAAAAGAATTAGAATAGTATTTTTGTTAATCTATTTTATTCATCAAATTAAGTTTTGGGTTTTGGCATGTCGGTTCGTGAGGATAGGCATGCCTATTTCTGCATCATAGAGGGGATGACGCGGCGTGCCGGTGCGTATGTGCCGGTCCTGGTTCGATTCTGGGCATCTCACAAACAATAAAACAAAAAAGTTATGAGAATATATAAAAATGATATTATAAAGGCGTCAGCGATAAGCACCGGCGCCGACAGAGGTGTGTTGCTGTGTTCAATAACAGATTCAGGATTCACATCTATAGCGGGCGTAATATCGGCTGTTAAGGATAAGTTACCAGGCAAAGATCATAAGAAGATGATTTTTGAAATACGGAATGATGGAAGAAACGAATATGGTAGATATAATAATTGTGGAGGAAAAATATGAAATACAGAGGTCTGTTGCTCCCTATGATATTAGCTGCAATGTGCGGAGATGATGCCTTTGTGCTAAATACTAAAAGGGGAAAAGGAATGCAATCTACATATAGAAGAGAAAAGATTGTCAGAACAGAAAAAGAATTTGATATTAATGGCACTAAAGTAATGGCATACTCAAGAAAGGATGCCATTAAAAGATTAAAACATAAGAAGTAGAAAACGGATTTTTATGTTAATGTTAGTTTTTTCATTTTTATTGAAAGGAGCGCCGGCCTGTGAAGGTATGCGCTCTTTATATTTATATAATGCATAAAACAATAATAAGATGACAGATAATAACATAGATGTGAATATCGTACCTGTAAAGAATGGTGCGAAACGTGTTGTGGTATCATATTACCATTATTCACGCAAGGACAAAAATCACATGAGTTCCCAAACGGATTACGTTTGGGAAACAAAGAATGAAGAAATGTTTAAATACTTTGAGGCCAGGAGGACAAAAGTATTTTATAGTCAGATTCGTGCCATGTGTAGATTCTATGGCAAGAAAAATGTACGTAAATACAAAAAGCTGTGATATTAAAAACGACAACCAACGAGTTTTGTTTCATTAACGTAAGTTTCTATGAAACAATAGCAGATCCTCGATATTTCTTTGAACAAGATTATGAAGAGATGCCGGAATATGAGGAGGAATTAGATTTTGATTTTGATTCTTATTACAATAAGTTTATTCCTTTTGTACAGGAATGGGCGAATAAGGTGGGCGAACGCATTTATGAATATGGTGTGAATAACATAAAGGTAATATCGGTAGGACATCCAAAAGAGTACAATTATGGTACCGATTGGATGGATGTAAGGATAGAGTTTTGTGATGAATGGAGGAAAAAGATGTTATCTAACATTGGTAAGATTGTTAATGATGATAAATGCAAGAAGTATGCGGAGGCTAATTATCGGTCGGTATCAGGATACATCTTTTTAGGGCCTGAAGATTTAAAGGAATTTGAAAAGAAAATAATAGAAAGAAAGTCAGATTCGGGATATGATGTAACAATATTATTAAATATGTATCTAACTTTGGCTTTTGTAAAAGAATTTGGATTTAAAGCCGGAGAAGCGTGGAGTGAAATAACAGAATATGCTTACGGATGTTTGTCGTATTCCGATTTTGCAACAACAGAGATGCTTATACCAGAAGGTTCGGAGCATTTATTCAAAGACATTTACACGGCAAAGGCCGACGAATTATATCATCATGTCCTGGATAAATTCGGATGGGCGTGGCGTGATCCGAAATATAAGTCAGAAACAGAATTATGCGCGATGCTAAAGTGGGTAAAAGAAAAAGGCTTGACCATTGAAGAGTTAAGTATTTAATTGTTAAACATAAGGCAGTAGTGGTGCGTGAGTATAGGTGCTGCCGTTAAAATATTTTATAAGATGAAAAAAGAAGAGATTCAAACTATTTTATACACAATCAAAGAAGGAGACAGTATTAAAATCAAAGTACAAGACAAAAGTGAAGAGATAAGATTGCGGGATCATGTAAGAAGAACGCAGAAATACGGATACAGGTTTTGTTTGTCTCATTTGCATGATGGAATTTTCTACTTGGAGAAGTTGGAAGAAGGGGATAAGGATAAATACTATAGAGTAATAAACAGAGGAAATGGAAAGACCGGAGTATAATAAGCTACGCAAAATGGCTAAGACTACTCCAGGTCTGATAGTGGACGAGGCGCAAAACATGATGCGTGTATCGCTATACGATAATGGGGAACTTAAGAAGGTGGTAGTAGTAATGAAATGTGATTCTTTTTTACAGTCAAAAAGTAACATAGAAAAGATAATGTTATTATCATCTTCTATAGAAGATAGAAAAAATAAGAAAAAAAATAAAACAAAATCAGAAAATGAACAGAATAACAAAAATAAGAGAAGAAATAGGAGGAAAACAGGTTGATTTGACCTTTTACGGGCGCTTTTGCGGCCTTATCGAAGATGATAGAAAGATAATACTAAGGGCGATAAAAAACGGTCGTAAGAAGGGCGTAATTGGAGCCATTCAGCCTGGGAGACATGATAGAATTTGGACCACATGGTCTATTGCTTTTGATGATTTGAAGGTAGGGGATACGGTAGAGTTCAGTACATCTGGAAAATACAATCCCGGATTTCATGCTACGGAAAAGTATGTAGGGTGTGTAGAATGGATAAAAGGATCGGAATGTGCGATAAAAACCGGCAATGGAATGGCGGTAGTATTAATTAAACACATAGAAAGGGTAGTAAAATGATGGGGTTGAGAGAATTTGTAGAACTTTTTGACAAGAATGAAGTAAAGAATTTGTTTAATGCATTGTCTTCATGTATAGAATACGTAAGGATAGATTTGCATGTATTTAATATAGGTGCTCATGTTGCGTGTCTGTACAGTAATGATCCTGAATTGCTTTCACAGGCAGAAGGTTGTAATGTGAATATGATAATAGAGGTACCCTACTTGTTTGAAGCATTTATGGAATACGCTTCACCGGAACTGAAAGCTTATTATGATGAACTAACAAAAGAAGTATGAAAGAGGAAGTAGAACGGATAAAGAAGTTGGTTGGCATAGATCATAACAGATGGGAGCAACCTTGTACATGTGATAAATGCAAGAATATGTGTAAGGTTCCTTGTATTGGTACGCCAAAAGACATAGAGGCTATCATAGATGCCGGATACGCTGACAGGTTAAAAGAAACAATGTGGATGGTCGGGTATCTTGCAGTGAAAGAAAAACCAATAGCGATGATCCAGCCAACAGAAAAAGACGGGTGGTGCGCATTCCGCCAGCCGGACGGTCTCTGCGAGCTGCATGACCGAGGACTAAAGCCGACTGAAGGAGTTCTGGCTTCTTGTAAGGTGATTGAAGAAGACGATATTCCGACATACGAAACATCCGTACTTAGAGCAGTAGCTCATGAGTGGGTTAAGGTGGAGAACTTCGTAACTATAATGAGGGTCGTTTTTAAATTTTTGCATGAAAATGAACGTGGAAAATAAATTAGACAAAGTGGTTAATATCCTAAAAGAAAAAGGATTTGTAGTATATAGAAAGGGCGGGAAGGAGCCTGAATACGTAGAATGTCAGATTGTATGGAAGGAGACAGGAGACGATAAAAGAGCGACAATCAAACTATCGCTGAGTATCAACGATGATGATAATGATGATGTTTTTTATTATTGTAATGGGATAGAATCATTTAAGCAACTTGCTGAATACGGGATGGGAGAATTTATCGTAACATTTTGTTGGAGTTTCTTTTAAGAAATACATTCAGTTATCATTTTTTAATAACATATCTTATGAAAACACAAGAAGAATATGCCCATGAAATTGACGAAATCGTTCGCCGGGATGTAGAGAGCTGCCAGAGTGACTGGTTTATAATCGACAAGGAGATATTTATGCAGCCAGAGAATAAGAACAAGGCATTTATTTTGGGAACAAGAAAGACCGGATGTGATTTAATAATACTGGGTGGCACTAATTGTGATGAAGGTAGTATGGATTGGCTTTTCGGTTGCCTTGGCAATGAAAACTTCTATGTATGCCAGCCAGTATCTTTCTATAAATCACAACAAGAAATCCAGAAAGTAAATCCGCTTTATGCTTTCAAGGTGGCCACTGCTTATTTTAGAGAACAAGGGAAGGTTCCGGTATTTGAAGATAGTAACTGTAGATTAATAAAACTATGAGCATAAAAGTAATAAGATGCAGGTTGCCATCTTGTTGGGCTTGTCCGCTAATCAATGATGATTACACTGGATTAACGGATGAAGAATGTGAGGAAATCCATAAAATACAAGATATGGAAAGATTGAATTTTGAAACATTGCTTCGTGTTGTAAGATGGGATTACAACCGTTGTTTTAAGGATGAATCACTGGACAAGGATTTGTTCATGGAAAAATACGGGAAAGTTATGGGGGAACATTATTACAATAAGTTTGTCCATGAGTTTAACGGAAATATTCTGAAGATGGTTGGTTACTTCAGAGGTTCCGAAAAAGAGGGGCAAGTCTTCTGCGATATGATAACCGAACGTATTGAAAAATACGAAAAGAGAATGTCATATGATAAAGGTAAGTTAAACAATTAAAAAGATATTTATATGAACAATTCAATGGTCGCTCACTTGTGGGCTCATGAACAAGAAGAATCAGCATCAGGGAGCAATTTCTTCTTTGAAGGTACAAGTATTTATTCTTATGGGCATCACTTTGAAGTCGGAAGAATAGTAAAAAACAAACAAGGGAAGAAAGCATACCTGATAAATGAAGATTATTATTCTGTTACCACGAGCAAACATCAATGCTATGTTCGTAATGCGATACCAACTTGGGCAATGGTTTTCAGTGTAGGGGATAATATATCGGATACTGGTAATATGAGGTTCGTTGCCAGCAAACTGGAATCAATTAAGAAGTCTATTGAAAAATACAAAAGAGCTAAAACAGAATTATCTTATACAGATATTTGGGGCGCTTTTGGGAATATGATGGATTACATTCAGTTCTTTAACATGGGAACTGCTAAGAGTATCCTTAAAAAGAGTGCTAATGATTGGCTTGGAACCAATCATGAATTATCCAAGAGCGGAGATAGTATCAAGCGTAAGCACGTACATGAATTAAAACGCATCTTTCAAATTTTATTGGATCATCAAGGATTAAAAGTGTTAGGGACCGTAAATGTGATTGTTGATGAAGTTTGCGGGGAAGGTACATGGATTAAGTATTCAGAAAGATCTGAAAGATGGAGAAAGGGTGAGGAAGAAAGAGAAAGAATAAAATTAGAGAGATTAAGAAAGGAAGAAGAAGCCCGTTACAAGGATTTTGATGAAAAACTGGAAGAGTGGAAGTCAGGAGAAATCAATTTCTTAAATACACCTTTCT